ATCAAAGAACGCCAGATAAAGGAAGTCAAGGACAGGCGTGACGAGATGGGGCGTGACCTAAAGAAACTTAGAGAACTCAAGATTATGTGCTTCCTAGCCTCGCTAATCATAGTCACAACTTACTACATCTTCAAAGGACACCTGTAATGCTATCCCTAATATCCTCTGCTATCGGATTCCTAGCCTCCGGTCTACCCCAAGTCTTAAACTTCTTCCAAGACAAGGCTGACAAGGCCCAAGAGTTGAAGTTAGCCCAGATACAGACCGAGCGTGAGTTAGCCCTTGCAGAACGCGGTTTCCTAGCCCAACAGAAGGTCGAGGAGATTAGGACTGACCAGATTGCCCTTCAGACCGACGCAGACCGCCAAAGCGCGGCTTTAGACCACGACAAGGCTATCATGGCTCGCGCCTCTAGTTGGGTCGTGAACCTGAACGGGATAGTGCGTCCGGCTGTTACCTTTATCTTCGTCCTAGAGTTGGTGATGATTAACATCGCGCTGACCTACTTCTTGCTTCGTGGCGGGTTAGGTAGCATGGACGTGGAGCAGTTTATTGCCGCCACCGACGTAATCTTCTCCGAGGATGAAATGGCTCTACTAAGCGGAATTATAAGTTTTTGGTTCGGGAGCCGCCAGTGGGGTAAGAAGTGAAGGTAAGTAAGGAAGCGATAGAGGGCATTAAGAAAGACGAAGGCGTAAGGACACGCCCATACCGTTGCCCGGCGCTGCTCTGGACTTGCGGCGTCGGCCACGTTATCGACCAGAACCACATAAGGGTGAAGTTCGATGAGCGCAAAAATCTACCAATTCCCGACGGATGGGACAGAACTCTTAGCATGGCAGAGGTCGATGCTCTCTTGGCTCAAGACTTGGCTACATTCGAACGAGGTGTTCTGCGCCTCTGTCCAAGTGGACTTACTCAAGGCCGCTTTGACGCTTTGGTTTCCTTCAGCTTCAACGTCGGGCTTGGCAACCTCCAAAGGTCAACCATCCGCATGAAGCACAACCGTGGAGATTTTGAGGGCGCGGCTGAGTCCTTCATGGCGTGGACTAAAGCGGGCGGGAAAGAGCTACCTGGCTTAGTTAAACGTCGGAAGCACGAACGCGCTCTCTATGAATCTGAGTAATCCTCTCCCGTAACTCATCTGCTACGGTCAAATTGTGCTTGGCCTCAAACTGGTCAAGCCACTTCCTCCTCGCCTCCCTTGTAGGGAGCGTCAACACATACCTTGCCAGTCCCTCTATCTTCGCCTCATGTTCGCTCATCACGATTTGATAGAACTCCTCTTTGGTGGCGGTAAAGGTTCCTCTGTTAACCAACCCTAGCAAATGTTTTATGCAACGCTTTTCTGGCGGTGGTGACGGCTCTGGCTGCGTCAGATTTTCGAACAAATCTCCCAAGATAATACCTCTTATAGTTTGCCATTATGTGCGCCTCGTAAAACTTTTCCTTCCTTTTGTAGACACCCTTGATGTTGGACTTGGTTTTCTCTCTGCGCTTGGAGTTCCACCTGTTCTCCATCTGCGTGGCAACCCTGAGATTGCTTAATCTATTGTCGGCAAACTTGCAGTTTATGTGGTCAACCTGTTCTGGCCAGTACCCGTGGTGGTACGCCCAGACAATCCTGTGGGCAAAGTAAGGCTTTCTGAATATAGCAATTTTGCGATAACCGCGAGGGGTTATGTGTCCTGCAACCCTGTTCGCGTACCTACGGTTCCACATGACGTAGGCAGAATACTTGGCGAAAGCCTCAATGGGTCGAGGCTTCCACACAAGTCTTCCACGCCTGTAATCAAACAGGGCTTTCAGTTGTTGCTGGCTTAGAATGGAATGTCGTCCTCTAAGGCTTGTTGCTTCGGCTCTGCCTTGGGCTTGGGTAGTTCAACCTTCAGGCTCATAAACTTCTGCCCAGACTTGCCTGTCTTAATCCACGCGGCTAGGTTGTACTCAGTCCCGTCTACGTTTAACTTTCCCTTGTAGGCAGGAGCCTTCTCGTTGTCCGACTCGTTCTTAAACAATACTCCCGCGTTATCGTATTCCATAATTACCCTTTCATTGAAATCAAATACAAGCCCCAATTTGAAACACAGTACCCTCCCCAGACTATTGCCATTGACCAGTTTTGCTTAAAGGCAAAGTCTAAAGAAATCAAACCATAAATAACCATTACAACAAGAATTAACCACGCCGCCACTCTGTCCACCCCGCGAAGATAATAACGCCAAGCATAAATAGTAAGAACCACGCCGCGTCCTGCGCGTAAAAGTGTGCAGATATAAGTCCGTCTCTCATTCTTCGTCCTCCGTGTTCATTAGTAATTGATACTTAATCACCTCTAAAACCCCCACCACCGAGGCTAGAGGTAGTGCCTCGTCAAACTTCTCCACAACCCCCACAATCTCTTGGTACAGGGCTTCTATCATCACCTGCTGGCTCAACCCCGCATCTCCTGGGCCAAGGTCTTGAATCCCCAATCCTCTGCCATCCTCGCGCACCGCAACATCTCCTCCTCGCGCACAATATCCGCAAACCTCTGCAACTGGGTTCTAGAGTCCTCGTGGAAGTTAAACAATATCTCCCCATCCTTCAGGAACAGTCCCGCCTCTACCGCTAGGTCATCAATCGTCACACTCGGCCTCCACTTCCTTTAGAAACACCTGTACCTTTTCTAACATCTCGTCCATGTCCTTTTGTTCCGGCTCGAACCGCACGATAAAGAGCATCTTGCTCACGGGCAGTCGGGAGTCGAAACTTACAAAGTCGCACCACTTCCTGCCAGTACAGGCTAACTGGAGCATCATCTGGTTCTTATACTTTGCCGGAACCTTGCCCGCCTTCCTGTATTGCAGGTGCGTAGCCGTGTTCGGGTTCTTTATCTCTACCAAGCCATCCCCCACAAGCCCGTCAGGAGAGGCTCCTAGCCATTGTATAGTCGCGTGTGGAACAAAGCCTGTCTGGTCTACGAAAACGCCCGTGTGAGCCTCGTATGCGGCTCTGGCGATGGGTTCCTGCTCGGTTCCGCGAATCATAGCCGCGTTGGGCGCAAAACTAGCCTGTTGGGTCTTGGTAAGTCTTTCGGCTACGAGCTGCCAGAGGTAGTTTTTCCTAGTCTCCGTGTCCTTACCCGCTAAAGCGTCGCTAACCCTGCTGGCTGTTACAAACCCCAGCCTCGCCTGTAACCACTCCTCCGAACCTTGGACTATTTCTTTGTAATCGGTCATTGAGCCTCCTCTTGGCTATGTGTAGTTCTGCCTCTAACTTATCCGTACTCATCCGTAATCTCTGAGCTACATTGTGGCTCAGGTTGTACGGGTACTGGATATACCTTGCCTTCAAAACCCTGCGGCTTATATCGGGTAATTCCCTTACCGCGTCCTCTACTGCTTGCCCGTCAATCATGTCGGGTTCTATTCTCGGTTCTTCGCCCTCAAAGACATCCTCGGACTCGTAGTTCCCCTCTGCGCTCGCGCATTGGGTACGGTGTTCTGGGCCAACATGACCCCAAGCACAATAAAACGCCCAGTTCTTTAATCTTTCTTCCGAAACCATAAGTCGTATAACTCCGGTCTGTTGGCTTTAATCCAAGGTTGGGCAGATTGTATAAGTTCTTTGGCATTAAATCCACAGGTTTGAGAGCCAACGTGGTGGACATAAGCCCTGCTGATGGCGTGCTGAAAGCCCTTCTTCTGGATGTCTAAGCATTGCACGTCGTCCGAGTACCAGTTGATAGGCGGGAAGTCCACCCATGCGTCCTTGTGAATGTAACTACAAATCGGGGCTATAACATCGGTGATGTTAATAAGGTTCTCGGTCTCGTACCTGAACCACTCCATTTTTCCCTGCCCAAGCCGAATGTTCTGCAAACCTCGGGCATAATCAGACCTAGCGGATACCCATCCGAGGGGGATGCTTTTGTCTCGCAGAAACGTAACGTCCTCGCCAAGCAGCTTCCAGGTGCTAGGGTTAAACACAATATCGTCGTTACAAACAACAACCTCGTCAAACTCCTCGAACGCTCGTTTGACCACGGCGTTGTAAGCGTCCCCAAAGTTGTCCGCGTCGTTGGGCAGGTTTATCGTCCTGTGGCGCGGAAGAATAATCTTGCTACCGGCTAGGAACACGGTCACGTCTTGTGGGACGTAGAAGGTTATGGAGGCCGCTAGGACAGGTAGGCAAGCCCCCTTAGTTGTTGCTATCGCTATTGCTTTCATTTATTCCCTACCGGTAAAGTTTTGCCCAAAAGACGGTATACATCCTCTAATAATTCCTGCTCGGTAAATCCGTAGTGCTTTGGGAAGCCTTTGGTTCCGAGTCCGTGAACTCCAGTTTTACCTCTGTGGTGTTCTGGGCATAGTGGTATTGCAAGGTAGTGCGAAGACCTGCCCCACCCTTGACCGGCCCGAAGATGATGAATTTCAGACGGGCTATCAGAGTACCCAATTCTTCGGCAGACCATGCATCCGAGGGCTGCAACTTTAGAGAGATGGTTTTTTTCATCTTTTGTCACCTAAACCTCTCGTATTCTCGCTGAACTTAACGTCGTGTTCCAAAGCCCACTTCACCACCTTTTCCACATACTCCGAGAACAAGGCTTGGTTTAACTCGCTCGTACTAGGCTCTAGCATCTTTATGCTTCCGTCTGGCAACTCAATCATCCGTTCAGGCAGAAACAAAGCCCGTAGGTAT